ACAGTGTTTGGTAAGCTTGCGTTTTGCACTGATCCAAATTTATTTGAAACGCTAGAGTAAGTATTTCCCTGTGCTTCCAAGACGGGACCATGGTTAGCAGAAAGTGAAACTTCACTAGCTGTTACCGTGGCAACAGGAATCGGGACTTTAAACTCAGCATTCTCAAAACGTGCCCACACACTCAAAGTTGCAGTTGTTGATGCTGAGGGAGGTGCAAACAAGGGACTCCAAACGTAACAAGCGATCGCTCCTGAACTATTGTCCGTGGATATAGGGTTCACTACAACATCAGGTGGATTAGCAATCTGCCAATAATCCCTATTGTTCGTAAACGGAATCCGCAAGGACACGGTCTCAGCTCGTGAGGCATCAATCTTAACATGTGGCAACATGTCTAACTGCTGACGAAACTTAAACCTTCCTTCTGCTATTGCCTGTGAATACACCATGGGGAACCAGACAACAATCAACTGACCTTGGTGAAATTGGGTTGTGTTGCAGCGGATTGTAACAATCGTGTCTGCCCTACTATATTGAAAACTTTGAAATGGAGCTGCTGTTGCAGTCGTGGTAAGCAAATTATTTGGCACATCCAAATAGAAGATATTAACTAGATCTGACATCGCAGGCGTCCAAGACCAGATACCAACAAAAGTATCACGAGCAACAATTCTCCTATAGTCCCATCCCAATTCGCCCCTTTGCAATTCTCCCATACTTTTTGCATTTGAAAGTGCAAGTGATTGTTGAGGCATGGTAAGACCATCCTGGTGACCTATGCCCTCGTTCATGACAAATTTTATTGGAACAACTTCTGTTTGATCCAATCCATGTGCTTCAAGAATTTCATTTTCATCAATATTCATTTGTGAGAAAGCCAGCTCTTTAGGCGCTAATGTGGATTGGCAACTTAACTCCCCCGAATGTCCGGTTAAGGTATCAACCATAGGAGTTCCACACTTCAACCAGTCGTCTAGAGAACTTGGTACTGGACTTTTTCCCGTGCTCTCGTTAAACGACCCGTCCTGGCAACTATTTAAATAGGATAGAACCCTCTTTGTCACTCCAGGTAGTGAAAAACAGTCAGCTCTAAACTCCAAATCCAAAGCCCCATATGATAAAAGAGAAAAGGGAACCCCAACAAGAGTTAGAGCCTCCGCAATACCCTTTCGCAAGTTTGTAAAACATGGTTGCGGATGAAAATAAGCAAAGCGCAAAGCATTATTGCAGTTAACTACTGTTTGCTCACCTGGATCCGCACTCTCACGTATCCAATTGGTTAACTCGTGTATGGTACTCAACGCCATTGTTGGTTTCCAAAGAGTACCATCCTTTCTAAATCCATTCTTAAGAAAAGTACACTCCTCCAATGACTTGTAAGGGACAAGACTATCGTCTTTAGCCGAATTGGTGTATTCCATGCCAAGATATTTCAAGAATACCTCTTTCACCGTAACGAAATTATACCAATCCTTAACCTCGGGGGCAACAGCAACAATATTATCATCACCGTACACAAACGTGCGCACATTCTTCTTATACTCGACCAAACTTTTCA